CTCTCGAAGGACATTCGAAGTTTACTATGAATAGAAGAATATCTTTATTACCTTCAGCCACAAAATATACAGATATAGAACATATAAGCAAATGCCGCGCTGCCAGTTAGGCGCAAAGGCAAAGGCGATAATGCGCTGGCCGATAACCTGCAACATTAATGGCACATCGCCTGCCACTTGAAAGATAAACGCACCATCAATCACGGGCGGCCCGAAAATGGAAGCGGCCAGTTCCCAGATAATTTCAGCCAGTGCTGGCAGGCCAGAAGGGGCTGATTGGCCGTTTAAAGTAATGCCCTCGGTATCTTGCGCCGTAATGCTCACTAATTGGCGCGGGGTAAAATAGGCATTCCAAAGTGAAACTGGCGTTTGCAGCTCGGAAACCACATTACCAAAGTCAATAAAGGTATCGGATAGCCAGAGGCGATTATAAAAATTAAGCGCAAGGCTGCCGGTTAATAAGCCGTTATGGGTTTGCGGGATATGGCTAACCGGTGCGCCGACGGTTTTAACACTGCCGACTTTTGCGCTGCTGCTAGTAAAACCAATAGCAGCATCCGCTAAATCGCGGTCTATATCCAGATTGACGCTTTGATTGCCCTTAAACGCCAATAAGGCAGGCGAATAATGCAAACCGGCAAAGGTTGCCATTAAGGGATAACCTTATAAGCATAACCGACCATGCCAGAACCGGTAGTATCTAAAGCCGTGCGCTCAATCGGCGGGAATACGCGCCATTGTTCTTGCCCGACCGTGATTGTGTCACCTGGACTTAAATAATCCATCCGGCATACGGCAAAGTCTTTCACCTCACCAATCATCCGCGTTCTATTTTCTGCGCCGATTGTGTAAATGGTGCAGGGAATAAGTAATGTGCCGCCGGTTAAAGCGTTAGCGCTGGTATCGACTAATAGGGCGCTAGGGTGAGACGTTGAAGCATAACCACGACCTAAGCCAATGGCGCGGTTAATACCGCCTGAACTATTGTTTGTAAACAATGCCCAATAAGGCGAAGATGCGCCGTCTTGACCGTCCACGCGCACGCGGCTACTCAATAGATAATCAAAGTAGCTGTAATCATCAAAAAGGTTGCTGTCATAGGAAACATTGTTAGTGCCGTCAGCATTCCGTCGGTACGTGCTACTCACATATTGCCCGCCGTTATAGACCGCGCCGCGTTTATCCAGCGTGCCAATAGCGATATGTCGAAACTTCCCGCTGGCGATTTCAACAACACCATGTAAATAATCCCCTGTAACGAACAGGTGATAAGCGACAAAGGGGGTAGCGGCAAGACTAAATACTGTCGGATAACGGTAACTACCGGATATTCGTATGGACGTGCCGGGCTGCTTATCCCATGCTTTAGTATTATCAAAACCGGTATTGCTCCCCATTTCAAACCGGTTAGCAAGGGCTTTAATTGACCAATACCCATCCGCGTTATGTAAGCACCATTCATCCGCGCTACTTCTATCGGTTATCCAGCCGATACTTTCGGCGTGGGATTTTAATTTCAATAATAAATCAGCGGGGCTGTTTGCTGTACCGGTAAAATAAGCCATGTTTAATCCGCCCTTAATGCAAATAGCCAAGGATTGCCGCTTCTATGCGCGGTTTGGAAAACGATATAGTCCGTGCCGTCAACCGTTATCACGTCTTCTGCGCCGGAATTTTGCGCAGGCACATAGTAAGCGCCGTCCATCTCGCCCCATTGCGCTTTATCTTGGCCGCTATAAACACAAAGCGTTAAAGGCAATAAAGGGAACGTGCCGAAGGTTTCGCGCAAAGCAATAATCTGGTTATAGCCATAAACGCTTCCGCCGTTATAGTTATAATAATTCGTTGCTAGTGGCCAAAGCATGCCGCGCGGAAAACTGTTGCTGGTGTTATTGTTGGAATAAAAATCTGTCCATACGCCATCATTGCTTCTTACAAAGCAGTTATACACATAAGGGCTACTAATACCTCGATGATATTCAGAATTATCCGACCAGCGCACCCTACTAGTGCCGTTATAGCTGCCGCTTACCATTAACGGATAAGGGTATTTAGAGGGCGGGCAAGGTGGCAGGATAAAACCCGCGCCGCCGCTTTCATATTGGGTAGAGACTTTGGCGACTATCCAAACGCGCCGCCCATTAGCAAAAAACCAATAAGGCATCGGCGCGTTCCAGAGCAATATCTGCACCGGCGGGCAGGGGTTTAAAAAGCCGGTAATGATTGAACCGTTGGTTTCGGTAATTAAGGTTTGGTCAAAGGACGTGCCGCCGTAAATACGCAAGTTATACCAGTCGGACGCGGTATTGCCCCAAGTGTTAAAGCCGATAAAGATTTCATCCGCGCCGCCTAATCCCGGTGCTTTAAAGGCTATGCCGCGACTTTCAAAGGTTGTGCCATTCGCGGGGACGGTCACGTCATGTAATTTAGTCCAAGCCTGCCCGGTAGCGACTAAATCGGGGTGGCTGGTTAAAAAGGTTTGTAGTTTGTCGATAAAGTCCGGCAGGTTGTTTGCCGTGCCGTTTTCAAAGGCCATGCTTACACTCCAAAGATTTGTCTAAACGGCTGCGGGTTTTTGCTCATCAGGTCAATCAGCACCGTTTCGCCTTCGCTGCTGGCGAGGAATTGGCCGACTTTGTCGGGGCTGTCGATTAGGCCAACGGTCACTTTGTTTTCAACCGTGGTGCTGGAACGCTCGGGCAGTTCGGCACTGCCTAGCGAAGGCGCGGAAAAGTTCGGTGCGGGGATACCGGCCAGCCCGCCGGTGGAATGTTTGGCAATGCCTTTAATACGCTTAAACGCCTCTAGCCCGCCCTGATTGATAGAGGCTAAGACCTGCTGCATGCCGGGCTGCTGCGTAACGGAGGCGCGTATCACGTATTCGCCATTGGATAACCAAGCAGGGATGCTGTCGGACGTGCCGCTACCGGGGCCGGTGACTAATCCGCCGCTCGCCTTGCGCCGCGCCAGCCAGCTACCAAACATGGAGCCGGCCATCATGGCAATACCGGCGTAACCCATATTAAAACCGCCGCCAGCGGCTGCCGGAGCTGCGCCACTCGCCGCGCTACCTGCACCGGCGCTTGCACCGGCTGCCCCGCCTGCGCCGCCAAACATACCCATCATGCCGCCAGCGCCGTTACTAGCGCCGCCTGCTGCGCTACTCATGCTCATACTGGCGCTAGCGACTTGCAATTGCGCCGCTGCCGCTGAAACCGCTGCTGCGCCGGTGGTTAAGCTGCCTCCTGCCGCCTGCATCTGTACGGCAGATTGCCCAACCGCCGCCGCGCCGGTTTGCAAGGTCGCGCTACCTTGGCCAAAGGCGGACATGATTTTAGAAACCATGCTCTGCGCGATATTTTGCGCGGCCATTTTTAACAGTGCGTCTTGCACGGATAAGGCCAGCGAAGTAATCGCGCCGCGTAAATCCATTGTGCCTTTGGCCAGTCCCATTAGCGCTTGTTCCAGCCCGCCGGTTAGGCCATCGGATAAGGTCTTTTGCAGCAGGGAACAGGTGCTGGCGAGTTGCTGGCTTTGCGCGTCGAGTTTTTGCAGCGCCTCTAAGGCTTGCTCGCCAATCTCGCCGCCTAATGCGGCCATTTCCTCCAATTGCGGACGGATTAGGCTAAGTTCTTCGCGGGTTTGTTTGTGGATTTCTAGCAGGCGCTCGCGGGCTTGATATTCGTTAATCGTCCCCGCGTCGCGCTGCGTTTGATTGGCTTGTTCGGCGCTTCTTTGCCGCTCTAAAACCGCGTTGATTTCACGCTGTATCGCTTCAAGACGGATTTTCGCCTCGCCAATGGGCAGCAATTTATCGAGAAAGGCCATACCGGCCTCATTGCCCGCTTTGGCAAAGTCTTGTTTTTGGCTTTCAATGCGGGTGCGCAGTTCGACTAGCGCGGCTTCGGTTTCTTTGCCCTGTGCGCGGAGTAGTTCGGCGGTTAAACCTGCGTTAATCTTGCCGTTAGCATCGGCTTGTTGCTTTTGCTGTTCGGCGGCTAAAAGCGCCTGCGCCGCTTGAGCGCGTTCGAGCAGTGCGCCGGTCAGCCCTTTTTCGGCGATTTCATAGGCTAAGACTTCTTCGCGGCTTTTGCCCAGCAGCGCGGCTTGTTTTTCTAAGCCTTGCACATAGCGCTCTAGGTCATGGCTAGCGCTGCCCGTGTCGCCATTGCTACCGGTATTAAGATTGCGCGGCTTATGGCGAGCATCGGCCAGCTCTTGGTCGCGTTTTTTTCGTTCTTCTTCGCGTTTTCGCCGTGCCTCGG